CGCGCCCACCTGTCCGCCGGTCGGATAATAACTCTGGGTGCGTTGCTGAAGCATCTGCACGAGTTGCGACAGGCTGGCGCGATCGATCGGGCTACCGGCGCGGCCCTGCGCCATCTGGATCTGGGCCTTCTGCGCCTGCGACGTGTTGGCGTCTTTGGCGGCGCCGGCCGCACCTTTCAGCGCACCGCCCAGCTTACTCGCATCAAACCAGCTGCCGCCGCCGTCACCGGTCGCCGTCGTCGATACGGGAGGCAGCCCCAGCATCGACTCCGCGTCGGCCGCGCCCATACCCCCGAGCGTGCCACCTGCTACACTGGGCAGCCCCAGCATTTCCTCGGCGTCTGCGGCGCCCATGCCGCCTAGCGCGGTAACGCCAGCGCCGCCCCCGCCGCTCATCCGAGTGCTCCGAGTAAACCACCGACTCCGGCGCCGATGATGTTGCCCACGCCAGGGAAGGCCGAGCCGATCGCGAAGCCGGTGGACGCGCCACCGAGCGCGCCGGCCGCCATGTTCTTCGTCTGCTGTGGCGCGATGCTCTGGCCGTACTGCATCGAGGTGGTGTTGTACGGCACGCCGCTGAGCGAGCTCAGCAGCAGATCGAGATTCTGCACCGGCCACGATTGTTGTTGGTAAAATTGGCCCATCTGCGCGTTCAGGTCTTGCTGCGTCTGCGCCTGCTGCGCGGTGCCGACGCCGCCGAGCGCCTGCGTCGCCTGCAACGCCTGGTTCTGCTGCGCGGCACCCAGCGCCGGGATCTGCTGCGCGGCATTGATGCCGAGGTTCAGGTTGGTTCCGGCCATCTGCTGGCCCTGCGTCGCGGCGGCGTTGTAGCCGGCCTGACCCATGCCCGCGAGCCCGCTGGCCGCGTTGTAGCCCTGCTGCGAGCCAAGCGCGCCGATGTTGTATGCCGGCGTCAGCGACTGGTTCCACTGGTTGTTGAGCAGGTTGCCGAGATACTGCTCGCTGCCCAGCGCCGCCTGCGACTGTGCCACACCCTCCTGCACGCCCTGCCGCGAGCCACCGAATGCGCCGGCCTGATTGGCGCCCGCACCGATGGTCTGCAGGTTCTGGTGCAGCTGCTGCTGCATCAGCTGGTTGGTCGGGTCGATGACGCTCTGCGTGTAGGGCGACATCAGTTGCTGGGTATTCGCCCCCACCTGTCCGGCGGTCAGCGGGCCGCCTTGCAGGTAGCCGCCGAGCAGCCCCTGCGCTGGCTGCATGACGTTCTGCTGGTAGTTGCCATACAGCTGGTTGGTCAGGTCGTTGGTCTGGCCCGGCGTTTCGCTCTGCAGGTTGGGCAGCACACCGGCCCACTGGTTGGCTGCGGCCTGGTTCGCGGCTGTGGTGCCGCCCTGCATGTTGGCGATCTGCTGATACGCCTGATTGGTAGCATCGGGCGTGCCAGCAACGATCTGGCCGGTGTATGGATTATAGGGCTGTTGACTAAGATTCTGCGCGGTCCCTACGGCTCCTTGTGCGGCGCTGCTGAGCCAGTCCGGGATTGACGTGCCGGTATTGCTGGCCTGCTGGGTTGTCCCGCCTCCGGTGCTCTTGCCGCCCATTACACCTCTCCCACCAGCGGCTTGTAGAAACAGAACGAATGTGGCTGCGGTCGCCACCCGGTTGGTGCCGAAATCTTTCCCCAACCTCTCCGGCCGGTTGCGGTGGCCATCGTGCAGCCGTGCTCGATGCCGAACGGCAGCACCTCGTGCTCCAGCGCGAGGCAAGCTTGTTTCTCGCCCGCGATAAGCCAGAAATGAATCGCCGAGAACCGCGGAAAGCGGTGGACCTCCGAGACGATCACGCCGCCGTCGTTCTCGAACAGCTGCGCGCGGCCTTCGCGGATTAGTCCCACGACATCGGCCAGACTGTGGGTGTCGCCAGCGTAGTTCAGCGCGCGCTCCAACCGACGGGCTTTCTCGCTACCGGTCATGTGCGCGGCACCGCGCTCGTGGAAAGCGCGCCGGTGGCATCCACGCTCAGCCTCCACGTGCTGCCGTCCGACGCGATCAGCATCACCGCGCTGTAGGTCGGAATGCTCGTTGCGTCGGCCTTGCGACTGAGCGCATCGGCAATCAGCGCAAGTCGTTGGTCGGCATCGCCGGAGTAGGGAGCAATGAACGGTGCGGGAGCGTAGGCCATCAACGCTTCCCCGCTGGTTTCATCAGCAACCGCGGCCGTCCCACAGTAAAATCGCCGTCCGCTATCGCCTCCATTCGCATTTGCGCGGTGCGCCCGCTCCAGCGCATATCCATCAGCCCGTCGTGCATCACGGTGTAGAGCCCGGTATCAAACTCGCTGGCCGCGTCGGCCGGCTGCTCGCGCACGATGAAGCGGTAGCCCAGCATATTATCCACCGCGCCCGCCGCATCGAACACCAGTTGTGTGACCGCCAGTCGCTGATCGCCTTCGCCCAGCACGATCGCGCCGCTCTCGGCGTAGATTTCGCCATTGGCCGCGCGTGGGGCGCCGTTCTCCAGCCAGGAGTATTCGTGTAGGTACAAACCGCCACCGCTGCCGAGCGGGCCGCCCAGCACCGGGAAGTCCATCGTGCCGGTGGGATCGGCCGCGGTGCGGGTGCGCTGCCCGATGGTCCACGGCTTGCGCGGGTCGGCGTAGTTGATCGCGACGTAGCGGTTGCATTCGGTGGCGCCTTCGTCCGGCCAGTCCCACCACATCTCCTCAAACTGAGGATTGGGAGAGCCGAAGATGCGGCCGACGAAACCGCGATTGAGCAGCGAGAAAAACCAGTCGGCGACATCGCATTGCAGCGGCTGCACGCTACCGGCCCAGGCCCAGAAGCCCTGCGCGCCAGGCCACATCGCGACCGAGCCGATCACCACCGGAGCACGCAGCGAGATCGGGCCGCATCCCGAGGCGATCTGGATGATGCCATAGGCATACGGCGGCCCCACGTACTGCATCATATGCAGATCGTTGGCGGTAAAGATCAGGATGCCGGCCGACACCTTCAGCGCGGTCATCGCGTAGCTCTGGGTCTGCAGCAGCTTGGAGCCGGCGAGGTTGGTCACCAGCGGCGCCCAGACCGTGTAATCCTCCTGATCGGACCACGCGATGTTGCGCGGATCGCCGCCGGCGCCGAGCAGCACCGCCTGCCGCTGGTCGGTGACGATCACGCCGCGGTTGAGAACGGGCGCATTGGGGACGATCGCCGGCAGCGTGGCCGGCGCGGTGGGCGACCAGTGGAACAGATGCCCGTCCTGGGTCGGAACGATCAGCAGATCCTCGCCGAACGTGTCGAGGCTCCACTTGTCGCCCTGGTTGGCTGAGATGTCTTCCACACCGATATCGGCCGGATCGCGCGCGGTGCCGTAGGTGCCGGTGCCGAAGTCGCCGAGGCCATAGCCGACCAGCGGGCCGGGCGGATCGAGTGCCGCGATGCCGGCGGGCGTAATGTCGTACAGCAGCTGAGTATCGAAGCGGTAGGCGTACAGATGCGTGTCGGTGCCGAACGCCGCCCATCGGATGTAGCTGTTGTCGTGCCAGGTCAGCAGATCGCGCGGTGGCGTGGCGGTGACGGCGTTGGGCAGCGCCGCGTTGCCGCCCACCGGCTGGATCAGGCCCTGGCGAAACCGGATATTGTTGCAGTCGAACCAGCGCCCGGGCGTCGCCTCGGGCGTGCCGTTGCGCACGACACCGGCTGGCGGGGCCTGGGTGACGCGCGGCATGTCAGGCGGCCCGGCGCATGCCGCCACGCAGCGGTGTCGCCAGCCGGCGCTGCGAGGTAGGCCCAGACAGCGCCAGCGTGCTGGCCTGCGAGCCGGCATAGATGATCTTGGTGCAGACCAGCAGCGGATTTTGCACGTTGAGGAAGGCGCCCGAGCCGCCGAGCGGCACCGCGTGGCTGTGGCTGCCGTCGGGGTTGATGGTGAGCTGCAGGTTGCCGCTATAGCTGGCGTTGTGCGCGTGCGCGCCGTTGGTCGTGAGGTTGTGCCCGTGCCCGCCCTGGATGTCGGTTTGCAGGGCAACGTCGCTCTCAGCCACGCCGCCGCTCTGCGAAAACGGGCCGCCACCGCTGAACGACGTGTACCGATAGTTATGCGCGTGGCTGCCCTGCACGTCGGTGCTGTGGCTGTGATCGCCCTGGACGTCGATGCTGTGGGTGTGGTTGGCGCCGGCCCCGGTCGCGCCGCCGTGGCTATGGGCTGCGATCGTGTTGGAGGTGAGCGAGAGCGCCGGCAGGTTGGCCTGACTAATCGCAGCCGACAACACACCGGCAAGCTGCGCGAAGCTATAGGACAGGCTTGTACCGTTGGCATCGATCACCGTGCCAGGACCCACCAGGGTGCGCCCTGGCGTGTTGGGCAGCCCGAACGTGGTGCTGCCATCGCCGGCGCCCCAGTAGGTGCCGATGATGGCGAACAGCGCGCTGTAGGTCAGCCGGCTGATCAGGCGGCCGTCGCAGATCAGCCATCCGGGTGGCGCGTTCGGGCCGGCAAAGTCCAGCACCGCGCCGACCGGCGTGGCGTAGGCGAGATACTGGTCAAGCGTATTGGTGTTGCCGTTCAGCAGGCTGCCCCAGGTGTCGCGCGATGCGCCGATCTCGGGCAGCGCCAGATTGAAATTCGGCGTGTAGGTCGTGGGCATTATTTCGTTCCCGCTGGTGGCTTGTTCACCGTTGGAGGACTCGCCAGGTTACTCTCCACGCTGTCATCGGCGAGGCTCACCACCCAGCCTGCGTTGATCGGCATGCACACGATCCACCCCAGCGGCCCGAGGCCACGGCGGCGACCCTGCCAGCCGACCTTGCGAATGTAGTCCTGGCGGTTGCCTTCGGACGGCAGCACGGTGTGGGGGCGCACAGTCTGCTTGGCGTCGAGCACGTAATAGGGCTTGCCATCGGCCGGCACCCATTGCGGATTAGGCTGCGCTCCGCTGAACATCGTTCCGGCAAAGGTCGGCATGGCGTTATCTCCTGTACGGCGCGGCCCAGCGCTCCATCACATCGATGCGCGCGGACAGCTTAGCGAGCTCGGTGTCCTGGTACAGCTTGGTCACCGCGTGCATATCGTCAGTGGGGTGCGCGTCCAGCTCCAGCGGCGCGGGCGGCGGATCGGGCGGCGCTGGCGCGGGATCGGGCGTGTTGCCCTCGGACAACCAGGTTTGGTATTCGTTCCAGTCCCGGTTGCCGCCATCGTTGGGTATGTGCGCCTGATCCTCGATGCGCAGCACCGTTTCCATCTGGCCCGGCACCGTCGCGATCAGTTGATAATCAGCGGCCAATGGCGTGCTCCTACAGGTCGGCGGAAGCGGAGTAACCGCTATTCCAGACGCAAGCCGCAGCGCCAATTGCCGTGCCGGTTACGTAAAATCCGGTCGCGTTCAATGCCGCGATGGCGGCGCCTGAGAGGTTGGAAAAACTCGGACTGGCAAAGTTCATTGTGGGGGTGGCTCGCATCTCTTCCGAAAGTGTCATGCTGAAAGCGAGCGCGATACCAGCCGCGCTATAGGCACTGAAATAGAGCGCCCCCACCTGATAAAACCGTTGCGCATTCGCAAGATCGACACGCGGGTCCAGCTTCTCCAGCGGCGTCGCGGTGCCGCCGAGTTCGAGCTGCACGCCCCAGAGCCAGATGTTGCCCGACTGCACTCCAACGTTCCCGGAGCGCGTTGCATTATTGCTGCCGGCAGAAAGCCAGAAATTGAGCGATGTCGCGCTATTGCCGTTGGTGCCTAGCGTCATGCCGGCGACAGAGGGCAGCGTGAAGGTAACGGTGTAACGGCTAAACACGGTGGTAAGAGTGACCGCCTGACCACTGCCAAGGACAGCGCCGGACGGCGATCCGCCGGTGCCGAAACCCTGATCCACCGAAACGCCAAGCTTCATGCCGGCGGCGCTAGCCGTAGCCCAGAACGATACCGTCACGGTTTTGTTGGCTAGCCGTCGCACGTTCTCAATCGGCTGATTGAAGAACGCGTAATTCGATGCGCCCGCTGCACCAGTGAACTGGTTTAACAGCATAGACTGTGCCGCTTCGTCGCCGATCTGCGCACGGTTACTATCGGCAACCGCTACGATCGCTACGCTGTTTGCGTCTCCTGCACCAAGCCCCATGATCCATCGGTCAGCGGTATATGCGCCGTTGGTGGTCCACGGCCCCGTTCCGCGCTGTGTTACGTTCATCAGCCCGTTGTGCAGCACGTTGCGCCCGACGTTGTGTTCCGCCGCCGCGCTGCCTGCATCGGCGTATTGCTTGGTGGCGGCACCGAGCGGCGCGGTCGGCAGTGGATCGGCGGCCAGGATCAGCGGCCCGGTGAGCGTGCCGCCCGATGTGGGAAGATAGGACGCGGCACCGGATGACAGCGCGATCCACTTGACGCCGTCCCATTGCCAGACGACGCCGCCGGGGCCGGGCGTCGTGGCACCGGGGGTGCCGGGCGGGAAATCGAGCGCCATGTCAGAGGTCCGCGCTGGCGAAGTAGGTCAAGGCCATACCGCTAGCCCCTGCCGCATTCGTGACGTAGTGCAGACCCAGCACACCAGTCGTAAAAGCACCCAATGTAACTCCGGTAACAGGGGGAGTTCCCGCTATATTGAATGTGCATGTCGGCGCAGAACGCATCTGCACGCGCAGCGGTATTGTAGTATCAATACCCCACCCGGCTCCCCCGGAATTATAAGCTGTGCCGAAATAATCAGTTTGGTAGAACCGTTGTGCCTGCTGAAGCTGAAGCGCCGGATCAAGCTTCTCCAGCGGCGTCGCGGTGGGGCCGATTTCGAGCTGCACGCCCCAGAGTATGGCGTTAACCGTCTGCACGCCGACACCGGCCACTGCGCTGTTCGATGATCCGGCGGAAAAGAAAAACTTAAGCCCCGTGCTGTCGTTGCCATTGGTGCCGAGCGTCTTACCGGCAACGCTTGGAACCGCCAGCGTTACGCTGTAGCGGGCCGGCGTCGTGCTGATTGTCACCACCGTAGCATTGACCTGGACCGGAGCGGATGGCGAGCCGCCAGTGCCGAAGTTCTGTTGCAGGCCAACGCCGATCTGTGCCGTGGTCCCCGACACCAGATAAGCGACGAATGAAATGGTGACCGTCTTGCCGGAAAGTCGTTTAATCCCCTCGATGTTTTGCTGCACTAATGAATACGACGCCGCACCCGCATTGCCGGTCACCTGCGCCCATAGTGCCGTCGTCGCCGCCTCATCCCCGGTAGTTCCCGTAATTGCGAATGGCGTCAGCGAGACCGTCATCGTGTCGAGATTAAGCAACAGTTGCCAACGATCAGCGGTAAAGGCGCCATTCGTCGTCCAAGGCCCCGCGCCGCGCTGCGCGATGTTGAACAGCCCGTTGTGGACGAACGATCTGCCAACGTTATTAAGTGCCGGCGCCACGGCCGCCGCGACGCTGGCATTGGTGGGCGAGGCGACCCACGACGCCGCGTGTCTGGCATAGGTGTTGGCGTCGTTCGGCGCGTCGCTGATGCCGGCCGGCTGGCTGTTGGCCACCACCCACTGGCTGGAATTGGCGTCGGTGTAGCGGACATACATCTGGCCACCGATGCTGTCCCACCACAGCGCGCCCTGCGACGGCGAGGCGGGCGCGACATCGCCGACGGTGGCACCGCCGGTTGCACCGCCAAGCGCCGTCGTCACGAACGCAGTGGTGGCCAGCGCGGTGGTGCTGTTGCCGGCGGTCTGGGTGATCCCGGTGGTGCCGGTTGGCAGCGACGGCGTGCCGGTGAACGCAGGCGAGGCCAGCGGCGCGCCGCCCACGCCGGTGACATCGGCCAGCGTCATGCTGACGGCGCCGGTGCGGGCATTCCACGAGGTGACACCGGCGGCGGCGTTGAGCTGCTGGAGGGTCACCGGATTGAGTGGGGCGGTGGCATTGCCGTTGAGCACCAGCGGGCCGGTCATGGTGCCGCCGGCCAGCGGGACGAAGGTGCCCGCGGTCGTGGTCGCCAGCACAGCGTCCAGGATATCGCTGTTGCTGTTGAGGTCGTAGCCCCACTGCTCCTCGTCGCTGTCGTAGACCGGCTTCTTGAGGCCCAGATTGGGTGTGGTGGTGGACCCGCTCATGCGACGCCCCGAAACGGCCCTGGCGCCCATGTGCCGCTGCCGGGCACGAACGAAGGCGGCGCCCAGACACCCGCCCCACAGTCTTCTGCGGGCTGCCACGCGCCTGCGCCGCACACGTGCTCGGGCGCGAACGTGAGCAGCAGCGGCACGCCAGCCGTCGCCACCACGCGCTGCCAGGTGCCGTAGCGGTCGGTGCCGTAGGGTCCGACGCCGAACGGCCGCGGCTGGCTGCCGAAGGTGCCCAGGATGCCGGCGGGCGGAATGCGCGGGCGGCTATACTGCGGGATGGTCACCAGCCCGGCGGTGGGCAGTGGCGTGCTGAGTTCGTTGCCGCCGGTTTCGGCGTCGAACAGCATCACCGCGCTGATCGTACCCCAGGAGCGTAGCGCCTGGTTCCACTGGATCACGGTGGGATTGGCGAAGCTGACGCCATCGGCGCAATACACCAGCGTGGCCGGCACGCGCGCGTAGCCGCCATAGGTGGAGCGGGTCACCTCGTTGCCGGTGACGGCATCGAACAGCGACACCCAGCAGGACAGCGGGATGGTGAGCGCCGCCACTAGAACACCACCGCCGGCTCGCAACGAAGCGGTGCGCCGCTCAAATCACTCTGTTGTTTCCACAAATTGGCTCTAGTTACTACTTGTTGATATTGAGCGTCTGCCTGTGCGGCGCGGTCGTCGTCGAGCGCCCAGATCGCGCCCATCTTCAGCAGGCCGTAGAGGTAGACCGCATACAGGTTTTCCAGCACCGCGTTGGTGTCGGCGGGCAGCAACAGCGGCGTGGGCTTCGCGTACCAACCCATGAGCACCTGCTGCGGCACCCAGGCCGGGTCGGGCGGGTCTGGAATGTTCGGGTGCGGCAGCCACTCGATGCAGTCGGCGACGATGCGGTATGCGACGCAAGGTGCGGCCGGATTCACCTGCCAGTAGGCGCTCGGATACATCCCGCTGAAGTAGGTATACGGAGCGCTCCAGCCGCCGCCTTTGGGCGACCACTGATCTTTCAGTTCCAGCATCGCGCCCGTGTTGGCGTCGCGGATGCTCTCCATGGTGGCGAAGTCCGACGGCAGCGAGATATAGGGCGCGTCGATCGCCTGAATGCCGGAAACCACCTGACAGCGCGCGCGCAACGTCTCGGCAATCTCGGTTTCCACCATGACAGTCCAGCCCGGCAGCAGCCCCAGACAATCTCTACGATTCAACCAGGACATTACGTCATCCTGGAGCTGCTGCAGGCTGGCCACGGCTGGCTATGCGCCCGGCGGCCGTGCTGCCTGCTGTGCCTGCCACGCGGCTATTTGCTGGGGCGTCCACTGGGTGCCGGGCGGTGGCGGCGGTGGGGTGGGCGCTGCGGCCGCTGGCGGTCGTGCTGGCGCCACACCAGGCGATGCGGGCGGCTGGCCTTCCTGGCCACTCACAGGCACCTGCTGCGAGGCCACCACATCGGGCGCGGCCTTGAGTGCTGCCTCACCGGCGGCCATTGCAGCGGCGCGCAGTGCCTCCGCAGTGGCTTCCGCGCCATACAGTCGGACCAGCTTCACGACATCGATGTCGGGAAACAGCACAGGCTTGGTGAAGATCGGCACCTCGTGCTCGGGCGTGACGCCTGGTGTCACGGCCATCTGCGCGAGCGGCTTCGCGGTCGTGTCGGTGGCTGATGGCATGTCTATAGTTTCCTTCCGTTGTCAACGCGGAATAGCCGACACTCTGGGCTGTCCAACCACTTGTTGAACGCCTTCTGATCGCCGGTGATGCCCTTCCTGCGAAGGTCGTCGTAGATGACGCGCGGGATGGTCGCGACATGCGTCACGTCGCGCTTGACCAGTGGGTCGAAGTTGGAGGCGAGACGCTTGTTGGCCTCGATGATCGGACGGGTGTTCTGGCTGTGAATGATCACCGGCAGCCCGGTATCGCTGTCGGTGATTACCTCAGTCGAGCGCTGGGTTACCGGGTTCCAGGACTCGTAGATTGTACGATCGGTCATGATGTATACTCGGGGCGACGCCGGGTGTGAGGCCCGACGCCGTCCCTAACCCCGACCTTTGGTGCAAAGGAACGAGGCTGATGCCATCCAACGACGAAGACGCCCTGCGCGCAATCACAAACGCTGGTAGCAACACCTGGCGGCGAGCGAACATCGAGCATAGGCGCGCATATGCAAATACGTATAACGCCGCGCACCGCGAGGAACGCGCCGTCTACATGAAAGAGTGGGAAGCTAAGAACAAGGAAGCCCGGCGCACTTATCGGCTCAACCGCTACCAAGAGAACAAAGAGAAGCTCAGTAAACAAAGCGCGGCGCGTGTTACGGCCTGGGTTGCGGCAAATCCAGAAGCACGTAAGGAACACCAGCGCCGCTATCGCGAGAAGAACCGCGAGAAAATCCAGCAGTACAGCCACGATTACATTCGGGACGAAAACGGCGAGATCAACGCTCAAGAGAAACAGCATCAGGCACGCCAGCGCGTCCAGCGTGCCGTCGACTTGGATACGTTGGCAGGACGCCCGCGGCCTGAGGTCTGCGAGATCTGCGGCGGAGCACCCGACAAGGGGAAGGTGCTGCACTTCGATCATTGCCACACCAAGGGACATTTCCGTGGATGGCTCTGCCGCAAGTGCAACCTGGCGTTGGGTAACGTAGAAGACAATGTCCAACGCCTGGAGCAACTCATCGCCTACCTCAAGCGCGACGCTGGCGCCTGAGTTTCCCACCTCTGGGTTGTAGACCACTGAAACCATTATTGATTTAGGTCTGCAATCCAGGCGTGTGACTTCGGTGCTGTCGGGCGAAGACATCCTTCGAATACAACCCCGCCTTGCGAATTGTCGCCCGTTTGGGCGTAATCTTGCTGCACCATATCGCGCTCTGGCAACGGAGCCAGTTCGATGTAGTCGGTCGACACCAGCAGGATCTGATGCGGCGGGCAGAAGCGGTCGGGTGCCAACTGGAGCGTGCCGAAGTCGGTGCGGAACACGTCGACCGCGCCCTGGATGGTCATGGTGTCGCGCGGTGATGCCTGCACGATGTTCTGCGCGACGATGGCGTTGGCTGTGCCGCCTTGGCTGAGTGTGGCGAAGTAGAGCTTGATCGAGCCGGACATGATGCCGAGGTCGGGCTTGCCGCCGGCGTTCCATGCCTGCTGCATCGACTGCTGCACGTTGTCGAGGGTGAGGTC